TATAAAGAAATATAAAAACAGCTATAAAGCTGTCTTTTTTTATATTATTTTTTTAGCAATGATTGGTTTATCGATTCCATTAGCTTGCATGAAACGGATATAAATAGGCGAACCTTTCCAATCGAAGTTTTTAAGGTCTTTTTTATTTGTATGGAGCCATTTCAACTTTAATGTTATTAGCTTGTAAAAAGCGCACGTGCCAAGGAGCGCCCTCACTCCAAACATAATGTTTAAGGTCTTTGCCTGTTGTTTCTTTATAAATTTGTTTAACGATATTCAATTGGTCTCCATTAGTTAAACCAATTACTTTTGTTCCGTTGAAGTAGTATATTCCGCCAGCAGGTTTTCCATTTTTTGCATTAACTTGATATGTAAATTTCATTAATTCGTCGTCCTCTAAATCTGTATTATTTGTTGTGTTGTTTACTGTGACGCTAGTTTGCCCTATAAGGCGCTTGTTTAGTTCTGCGATAAAGTATGAGCGACAACTCTCTACCGTGCCACCATGTACCTCTACGGAACGTCTAGGGCATGAAGTAGATGATAACTCCTGATGTAGCTTCACAGTATCATGATTAGGAGTTAGTCCCCATTGTTTCATGTACTTAGCAACATCATCTAGTACCGCTTGCTCATTTCTTAAGAACTGGTTTAAATCGCCCTCTGATTGGCATACTTCCCAACTGGCATAATTTGCATTACCGTATGAGTTAGCACAATGCCATGCCATGTTAGAGAAGTCGGAAGCCTGCAATCGTCCGTCCGAAGCGATATAAACATGAGCAAAGCCATTTTCTGGGTTATGCGTAGGTAACCAACCATTATAAAAATTAGTGTTAGCACCATTTGAGCCTGCATCATTGTGAATCACAACCCCAGTAGGATTATGACCACGTATGCCAGCGTTAGTTATATTCATTCTTTTTTATCCTCCGTTTGTTCTTCTTCCGCTTCAGGAACACTTACACCATTCTTTTTCATAAGTTTAACCAAACCGTCAAACATAGGGCTAATTTTTGCGATTAAGTAAATAAATTGTCCTACGAAGTACAACAATCCTACGTCAATCACTGTTTTAGCGATATCAGAAGTTGAGGGTGTTTGTGTAAAGTAAAAGACTGCATATAAAACCCATAGCGCGAAGACCACCGTCAAATCAATCACAAGTCTACGTTTGAAAGGTGGGTTCATCGCTTCTCTATCTTTGACCCACGCAGCGAAAAGAATCGCTAAAATTAAGATAGTTATTAAAATCATTCTAGTTACCATTTTGTTTCGCTTTCTATTTTGTTATTTAATGAAGTAACATCCGTTACCACGTGGTGTGACAGGTGTTGGACCAATATCTGCTCCCCACCAAGTAATACTACCGTCTGGATTTATGTCAATATGGAAAGGAGTATCTCTTCCAGCATGATAAAAATGACCAATAAGACTTTGAAAAACAGCTGGACGAAATTCTTTATCTAACCATGCCCCAGACATTTTAATGCCACTTTTTGTATTATTTATACTACCAGAGAGTCTAACAATTACTAAATCATCGTTCTTTTTAGTGAGTTGCAACACCAAACCATTTCCAGTTTTATGTGTCAACATTTGAGTTGGAACATTGATTGTACCTCTAAGTGATATATCATTTGCGTTAATTGAACCTCTAAGCGATAAATTATTTGCGTTAATTGAACCTTTAAGTGACAAATTATTTGCATTGATTGAATCTTTAAGTGATATATCGTTTGCAGAAATACTATCTAAAGTACTAGTCTGAAGAATTGGCTTAATGCTTGTTACACCAGTTCCTGAAGTCGTAACAACATCAAAACAAACTTTCAAAACGCCAGAACCGTTGTTTATATCAACACCGTTACTATTATTTGATGTTTCTGCTGATAAACTTACAGGGTTTGCTGTTTGCGTTAAGTCAATATTTGCATGGATATAATTAACTGCATTACCTTTTAAGGCAACAGTTTCATTCAATAGTTCAAAATACCTCCCGCCTGCAACGATTGATGTGTTAACATATTGCACGTTAAGAGCTGTATTTAATGGACTTTTCCAATCTTTGCGCCTAATTGTTCTATAGTCCATTCCAGTCAACATCATGTATAGTTTTCCGTCATTATTAGAACCGACTGGAAACTCTGTACCATTTGGACTGAAAAACGTGAAGTTTTTAATTGTCATTTTTAACCTTTCTTGAAATTATTTCCGCTTTATCTAAAACTGGGTTATCAGTAATTGATAGCTCTAACAATCTAAATTTTCTACCGCCATAAGGATAACCACCAATTGATACAAATTGTCCGACTTCATACAAGAGCGTGGTTTCGATTCTAAGCGTGCTTTTACTATTATAGTACACTTTACCTTGCAATAGTTCTAAGTGGTCTTTACGAAGCTCTCTATGCCCTTTAAAGCTATCTATTCTATATTTGTCGCCATAAGTAGCTACATACTCATATAACATTTGGTTTGTCTCCACTTTCTACGAAAATAAGTCTATCATTGGACTCCGTTTTAACTCTATCTGCTATGTAACCTGAATATAGTTTACCCTCATACCAAATATCTACTAAGTCATTAACATACAAAGGCAAAAATTCATTTTGATTAAAGATTAATCTTGTGACGATTGTAGAAGGCGAAATTTCTGCTTTAATAGTAGACATGTCTGGAGGATTTCCGTGGTCATCTCTATCATAAAACAATGTTTTAGCTGTCCTTACTTCTGGCAAGTCTGTTCCGTCTCCACGATAAGTGCTATAATCAATGATATCTCCATTATTTTTTGCTGTATACATTTTAGGCGGGTCTGTGTAATCATCTGCATTTGATTTCTTAACGAATACGACCGCGAAATTATAAGCCGAACGTTCTACTATTGTTTCCGTGTCCATTGTCACACTTTGCTTAATATCTACCCTTGTCGTGATTCTGTTTCTGTTCCATTTCCTAGAAGCGAAGTTAATGAATAACAAGTTTCTAGGGTCTGTTTCAGATGAAGCATGTTGAATTGTTGTAGTTGGTTGAAATTGAACCTTGGAAAATATTCTTTTAGCTACGTCATGAGCTGATGAAGTTTCCGCTCTTCGGTTGATTGTAGCCTTTCCAGAAAATATACTTGAATTAAAGAAGTAACCATAACTCATTAAATTATTTTTATTAGGGTCAATTAGATAATCAATTATAGCAAAGTTTGTCGTTTTAGTTATTGCGTTCGGAACATCAAGGTTTTCAATCATTGCCCAAAAATAGTTCTTTAACGTAGCTTTATTACTTTCATCTACACTAGTAACAAGGTAAACCATATCTAAGTTCAGTTTTTTCTTTTGACCTAGGGCCTCCTCAATTGGAACAACTTCAGGAAAAAGAATTTGAACAATATCGCCAACTTCTACCGAAACGGTCAATGTGGCCGATGAAGTGTAAAGATAGCCTGTTTCCCACAGTTCATAATTAATAACTTGACATCTTGCCTTTGGTATTGGAAGGCCTCTTTTTTCTTTTTTACCATTAGGCATGCTGAAATTAGATATATTGTAATAGTTAGGATTAAAGTTATCATACACATTAGCTTCTAACATTAAACAAAGTCCGCCTTTCTCTTGATTTTAAACTCTGCCTTACTTAAGTTGATTAGCTCCATTTGACCTTTTTCAATTATACGAGTTCTATATCTCTCAAAGTCCATTACAGGAAATAAATTTAATGAAGTCGTCCCATTCCAACCTTGGTAAACTTCATCATTTACATCTGTATTGATTAAAATATAGTTCTGTACCTGTTCCAATTTAAATACAATTGCAGTATATTCATTTCCAATATCGTCTAAAAATCTAACTCCAGCAGGTGTTTTAGGTAGTTTCGGATATAATATCCCCATAAAACTAAATATTTCGTCTTTTATATCCCAGCGACTTAAGCGGTCTATGTCACTTTCCCCATAATAAGTGTAAGAAGTTCCTTTGACATACTTATAATTTACTGGTGCTGTTCCTCCATAAATTTTAGACTTACCAGAAAGAACTTTACCATTTTGAGTTTTGTCAAAAGTTAAATTTTCGTAAGTGTACCACTTTGTAATTATGTCGAACGTTATCTTTTCGCTAAAAGTTCCGTTCTTCCCATAACCCTCTGTTTTAGTAACTTCTGCTAAAGCTAAATCAGCATAAACTTGAAAAATCTCTGTTTGATATTCAAGTGTAACGAATTTTTTACTAAGAATATCGTTTACAAAGTCTTTCATTAATTGATAGTTTTCTTCTAAACTTTCGCCAAACGTTTCTAACTTAAACTCTATTTGAGGTTGAGTGATCGAGCGAGTTCCCATTACTCCGATACCATTACTTTGCCAAATGTTATTAGTTGATTGTAACCCTAAATTAGAGGGCTGATAAAACCTAACTTTTCCATTTGTGACGTCCCAAACTTTGTCATCTGTTCCGTCTAAGTTGGTATGTATTTTATACTGCCTTACCATTAAGCCCTCCCTAGTTCAAATTCTCGTCTGATTGCTCGTGCTAAGTTAGAAATATCTTGACCAGCACCGCCTTGTACGTTAAATGTGTTATATGTTCTGTTATCGCTTGATACGCTATTCCTACTTAAACCGTAACCGCTAGAAGATAGATTGACATCTGTTAAGCCTACTACCATAGAACCTTTGAATAGCCCTCCAAGTTTCCCAGAGATACCATTAATAGCTCCTGATATATTGTTAATTATATCTGTTACACCACCTAAAGCTCCGTCTATCGTATTCCTGATTCCTCCGAATATGTTGCTAAAGAAGCCGCCAATTCCGTTAAATACTCCTGTTATTGCATTATAAGCATTAGAAGCGAACCCACCGAAAGCACTGAATGCTCCACTAACTGCACTCGTAGCACCGCTAAATACTCCACTAAAGAAGCTACCGACTCCGCTGAATACACCTGAAATTGCTCCCCAAGCTCTTGAAGCAAAGCCACCAAAAGCGCTAAATACTCCACTTACTACACCACGAACTGAATTGAATATGCCACTAAAGAAACCTGAAACAGCACTCCATATTGACCTAACTACTCCCCAAGCTGAACCAGCAAAGCTACCGATTGCGCTGAATACTGATGACACGACACTTCTCACAGCATTGAATATTCCACCAAAGAAGCCAGATACTGCGCTCCATACTGACCTAACTAAATTCCAAGCATTAGAAGCAAAACTTCCGATTGCACTAAATACTGTTGACACTACTGATTTAACAACATTGAATATTCCACTAAACCAAGCTGATAGACCTTGCCATGCGTTAAGAACTAATTTATAAGCACCGCGAATAATAGCCAAGATAAGTTGGAATGCTAAATTAATTACTGATCCAACTAACCCAAATATAGATTGATAAAAACTAATTAATGGCTGGAAAGTTGTAACAAACCAGTTATAAGCACCGGTAACTAAAGAAGAGATAGTTGTAAACACAGTTTTAATGATATTCACTATTCCATTCCACAGTCCTGTGAAGAACCCTGTAACTCCTGCCCATGCTGTTTGAATTCCAGTAACAACAGTCGTCC